CCCTCCCTTCACTAATCCGTAGGTTTGACAACCTACTACTGGATGATATCCCAGCTGAATATATTCACATATGTCGTCGTTTAGGCTAGTCACCTAGAGTTTCGACAAAGAATATATTCTGATTAGTGAAGTTCCACTGGGCAGGCCGGCGATTTTTGCCGGCCTGCTGTCGTGGAAGAGCTTTCGCTCTGAAAGGGTCCCTTTCGGGCACGGATTTCTCCGTGTCCCTTGTTCAACGGCCTTTCGGGAGAATTCAGATATGGCCAAAAAGCCTAGATTATATCCGATTATCCCGCGTGTCAAGTTTAGGAAAACTAAACGAAACACGGAAACCAGCAACGACTTCGAACGGCCAGTACTTGTGACTAGACAACGTCAATTCGATAGGCTTGTAAAATCCACTGGAGATTACACGCCTAACGTTGCGAATGATGTCTATGATCAAGTAGTTGGTTACGAAAGTCGCGTTGGTCTCAAGATGCCCGGCTGGCGACAAGTAATTGCCATGGGGGGTGATGCTTCAAATCCTTACCAAAGGATCAGGCTCATCTACAAAGCTACCCGCTGGACGTGCCGGTCCGAGAACTCAGGAAATCTGAGCTTCGGACATGGCGCTGAAGAGGGGAGCCTCCAACTGATTAAGAAAGACTACGGGCCCCTAGTTGATAGGGCCACCGCCTCTCTTAAGCACAAGCTCGATGGCAATATTGGCAAAGCTCAGCTAGCAGCGCCCTTAGCCGAGAGTCGTGAAATCCACCGTATGTTACGGCAGATCAACACTCTTGGTATAGACACGCTAAAAGCTTTGTTAGCCATTAAGAAAACACGAGGTAAGAGTGCCTTCAAGCAATTTGGCAACATCTGGCTCGGCTTTGGTTTTGGGGTTAATCCCCTTCTCCAAGATGTCGCGTCAGCTGCCAATTCTATCCTGGATTATACTACCAGGGAGGATCGCCACGTTCGCCTAACAGGCACTGCGCTTCTTGAACACCAGTCTACCAACAAAGCTTTAATGTCGGGAAACATTGCGTGGGGCTGTTTCGGAGGCCAAATTGGCTCCTTTCACCACACTCAAGGTGTTCGCATAGTGGCAGGCATCGACCTTACTCTTAGGTCGGCTGCTTCCTACGGTGTGACCGATCACCTAGGTTTGAAGGTTGGTCAGCTCCCTAGTGTTTTATGGGAATTGACTCCTTTCTCTTGGGCGGTCGATTACTTTACTACCGTAGGCCCATGGCTTGATGACATGTTCTATACCCTTCCGGGTACAACGAAGTATGTCACCATTTCATACAAGTACCTGAACGAGGGTTCTTTCTATCCCTATACTGCACCCAACCCCGGATTTACGGCGTCGATTGCAGGTAAAGGATCAGTTAGATACTCAGAGTTCGAGCGCCAGAAGCTTGCCTCACTTCCTTCGCGATCAGTCAGGATTAAAAGTTCTGACGAAGTCGCTAAACACAGCATGACAAAACTTTTAAATTTGTCATCTGTACTTGCTCAAAAATGGGGTCCTAGGCTTTGACTTGACCGTCTTAGCTTAGGCACCTGTTAATGGGCTGAAAGGGCCATACTTTGGCTTTCGCACCTGCATCACCTGCAACGGGCGCCGTAGTGTCGGGATTAACATCCCCGACCTATACGCTTCTCGCGGATACACCTCCGAACATTAACGGTAAGCAATACGCCGTGAGTGCACTCGGTGGTACCCAGACGGGCGTGGATGTGAACAGTGTAAGTAAACCGTTCACGACTGCGTTCTTCAGGCCTCCTGTGTTGAGAACGTTACCGCAGGCTAACCCCGTAACGGGAGTTATCAAGAATGTTCCCCTAAACGTGTATAAGTTTATCACGCGTAAGGGAGCTGCCCCAGCTTTGAACCAGAGCATTATGGTGCCGAAAATCACCACGATAATCGAAGTTCCTGCCGGGGTTGATACGTATGAACCGGAAGAAATTCGCGCGATGATCAGTGCTCATTTCGGCATTGGTTGGGAACAAGCGAGCGGTATTTCGGTCACCGTGTTAACAGGTGTTCTGTGACCTGGGCAAAGGCATCATCTGTCCTTATTGCAGTGGCGGTCGCTTTGATAATCATTGCGAACACTCCTGCTGTTTTGACCGATATGCTTGCAACCGCTGTCGCTCAGATTCGCGTGAACGCCGCGACTACTCAACCCACCGTTGTTACGATTCAATCATCGGAAACGATGACTGGGTCGGAAACGTCGGTGAAGAAGGCTAAGTAGCTTACAGCTTTCATTCTGCTCCCAGAGAAATCCTGGCGTAGAGAAGAGTAGATTCTTGGTTAAACCGTTGCTATCATCGGGAGTTGTCCTGTGAGTAAAAGTAACGTTTCAACTGGCGAGTTACGCTTAACAGCGTTTTTCACCACTATGTTAGAAGAGCTTCTTGACAAAGGGCCGCAGAATGCAGCGGTCACGCGTCAGGTACAACGTGCTCGTAAAAGGGCACGCTTCCTTAGAGAAGATCTTCGAGCTCTTGCCATCGCCGATTTTCTAGCGGTGAACAAGAGGGTCGGCGAAATTCAAAAGAATTCACCTCCCTCTCAAGTGCTCGATCGTAGGATTATCGACAATGCTCGTTATTTCATTACTACTGTTTTAGAGCGTTATACGACGTCCTTCGATGAGTTGGCCATACAGCAGCCACTCGAGATGTCATATCTTTTTTCGAATTGGCGGTTTGGTCCTGGTGCCAGTAATGGCATAAGGGGTACCCATACAGCCGACAAGATTGTTCAAGATATGACTTGTACCGCTCTGTGCGAACCTTTGGTGCATAAACTGCGTAGGTTAAACCCTTACTTCGTGGCCATTGATGGCCGCAATGGAGTTTCGGGTACCAGGCAGATTGAAGGTTCACGACTAACAACGGTTCCAAAAAACGAGGACACTGAACGTACAATTGCAATAGAACCTTCAGGTAATATGTGTCTGCAGCTTGCTGCAGGCATGTACCTTGAAGGAGCTCTACGGCATATCGGCTTAGACATTCGCAACCAACAGCAAAAGAATATTGCTATGGCCAAACGCGGATCAATTGACGGGGGAGTTGCTACCCTCGACCTTAAATCCGCTAGCGACATGATAAGTATCGATCTTGTACGTGCCCTTGTACCTAGTTCGTGGTTTGACCTATTAATGAAGCTTAGGTCACCCACGATTACAATTCCCAGCGATGGTAAAGCTGGAAACGTAGGTACACAAGAAGAGCTGCATATGATTAGTACCATGGGGAATGGTTTCACCTTTCCCTTGATGACTTTTCTTATCGTAGCTCTCATCTATGGATATCGCTGTACGCGTGGCGGCCCTAATCTATACATAGACTGGACCAACACTTGCGTGTTCGGGGACGATATTATTATCCCTACTCACGAGTACCGCGGTTTTGTAGATGTCTTGACAAAGGCGGGCCTTGTCGTAAATCTTGACAAGTCCTTCAGTGAAGGTGCCTTTCGCGAGTCTTGCGGTGGTGATTTCCTAAACGGGGTTGATATAACTCCTTTCTATGTGAAGTCACTCATTGGTGAGACCGACATTTATGTTGCAATAAATCAGGTCTTGGACTGGAGTGAGCGGCATAAAACCCGCCTCCACAGAACATTGGCCTTATTGCGTAGTTACATAAATGGCAAGCCCCACCTCGTACCCGAGTGGTTGAACCCAGATCAAGGGATTTTGACCTCAGGGTGTCCGAGACGGTATACCTACCTAAGCATAGTGCAAGAGATGGTTCGGCTTCAACCTGAAGCTACACACTTCTCTATGCCACTCGCTGTCGGTGGGTACATCGTTCCGGTTGGTGACGGACTATTCTATTTACCTCGGAGCAATAAGCCGCTTAAGGTAAAAGTCCGGAGATCTAGGTTACCGCGAGGTTACCTAGATGGTTGGGACCCTGGTTACAGGTCTCAACCCGCTGCTGCAGAGGTAGCCAGTCTATCGGCTATCCACTTCGGCAGTTAGCTTCAAGGGGGTTAATACTTTATCCCACTAACCACGGGATATGGAGCTCAG